ATTGACGCCACCAGACACCAGCGGGTGGTTCGTGTTGAACAAACTGACGCCATCGCCGCCCGGGTAGGCGGTAGAGAAGCCATTGTTCAGCACAGCGGCGGCTTTCACCTGCTTGGTGTAGGCCATAGCACGAGCCAGCGCTTTGGTGTAACGGCTCGAAAGCGAGTCGTACAGGTTGTCTTCAATCGCCTCTTCGGTGATTGAGAAACCCAAAGCAATGGTTTCGTGGGTGTAGCGAGTGGTCCAAGCTTCCTGCGCATTGTCATAAGCAATCGCAGAGCCCTCGTTCTTCACCGGAGCGGCGGAGAAGCCAGACAGCTTGGTTTCCTCTTCAAACGAACGCTCGGAACTCTCACTTTCGTAGATTTCCTTGTGTTCTTCACCGTAGCGAGCATACTCCATTCCGAACAAAGCGTTCAGGCCCGGCAGGAGTTCCTTCAATAGTTGGGCACGAGAAATAGCCATTTTAAGTCACTCCTTAAGTCAAAAGCGCGGGGCCACGATAAGGCTCGGGAGAAATTGCCGTCATGCCAGCATTTTTCATAATAACCCGAAGCTCAGGATAGCCTGTTGCAGTTTCCGAGGCCGGAACCACTTCAACAATCCGCACAGTACCGCTAGTGCTTGACGTTTGGATAGGCGGCAAAACGCTCATGAAAGAATCACCAGTATTGGTGTTTCCATCAGTTCCTTGGTAACCCGGATTCACGTTTGCGTCCATACCGATAGCCCAATACTGAGCTTCACTGACCGAGGCAGTGGTGGTATCAGTAGTGTCAGTCACCACCACTTGGAACAACGCCATCGGATCATCAATGATGTAACCGATGGCATCGGGCGCTGCGGTAGGGCCGGGCCAATACTGCGACCACGTAGGCTGCTTAGTCACCGGATTGGTAAAAGTGCAACCAACAAACACGCCATAAGGCGTAGCGGGGTATCCGTAACCAGTGTTAGGAAGCCAACGTGCAATACGAGCACCATCAACATCAGGGGCTTGCTGCATATAAACCAAATCACCGTAAAAAATAGGCGATGCGGCTACAGTAGCAGAGTTGATGTAACTAGTGTTTGCCAGCTTTAGCTGGCGGGTTGCTCCAGCATACGGCTTGCCGTCAGCAGAGTTAACTGCTCGGAAACCGTAAGGAGCGGCTACTTGAGGGTAAGCCATATTTAATCTCCAAAAAGTTAAGAACCAGAACCGAAAGTGACCTTGGAGCTACGTTCAGAGAACTTCTCCATCCGTCGATCATTTTCACTGAGGTAGGCGTTGTCTACCGATTCCATCTGAGCCTTGTTTTGAGCATCGAAGTGTTGCATACGCTGCTCCAAGAACTCTTCAGGGATACGGCAAAGCATCAACCCGCCAATCTCAATGCCGCCCTTGAAGCGGCCACTGTCAATAGCGGGCAACATAAGCTCCGGATATTCCTCTGCTTTGCAGGGTTCGTATCCTTCGCGCAACTTACTAGAGATATTTTTGGGGTCGGCAGAGCCCATAATGCTCAATCGAATCCAACGATGCTTCCAACCCGGACGATGGTCGGGAGAAGGAAGTGCTTCCGGATTACGCCACGCTTGGGGACGCATGCTTTTTTCACGCGACTCCATTGCACGAGGTGCGCGGTTCTGGCGCTGGGGAGCGTCAAGTTGACTCAGATCATCCATTATCCACCTCTATTAAGTAAAGCAACCTGTTTTGCGTATTGCTCCAAAGGTACCCCGAGGCGGCGAGCAATCGCGGCTTCGGAAGCCTTTAGCTTCACACGGCTAGGCGAAGAACTGCGAGAGGCCGGAGCCACCACAGTTGCTGGTTTTGTAGCACGGCGTGGAGGCTCATCGTCCTCTTCCACCGGAGCTGACCTCTTTCTTGGAGGCGGGTCATCTTCCTCTTGGCTCTGAGTTTCAAAGTACTCAGGAAATCTTTTTCGCATGGTACGGTCAACGGTCTTAAAGTACTCTTCCGTACCTACATATTCCGCACCATACTCCCGCTGCAACTTCTTGTCAATACCCATTGCAGCCATCGTCATTTCTTCATCTGGGCCAAACCAATCGCTGTTGGTATCTAGCCACCGTTGAGTACGGGGGCTGACTTTAGGTGCAGCAGGTTCAGCTCTAGCGGGGCGGAAATCGTCTTTCTCTTCCACCTCAATAGGCTTGAGCGTTTCTGCCTTATCGAGTTTGACAGTAGCTTTAGCAACGGCTTCTTGCGCAGACACAATTGCGTCGGCATCGCCAGCCTCATACGCCTTACGATACCGATCTTTGGCGGATTCTAGCTCTGCCTGTGCGGCGGTTTTAGAAGTCGCAATATACGCCTTGCTACCGTTAGAAAGCTGCTGCTTGAGGCGTTTGTTTTCCTCAAACACCTGCTTGGCAAACTGCTCAGCAGCCTCGCGCTCGCGCAGGGCTTCTTCCTTGGCTCGGCGCTCGTCGTTGTAGCCTTTTGTAAACTTTTTAAGGCGCTTCTGGACTTTTTCGTCATACGAAGCCAGCTCATCCTCAGTCACCTCCTCCGGAGGCTCAGCCATTGGTTTGCGCCCACGATCCGCAGGGGGAGTATCGTCTTCGATATCTATTGCAAGTTCGTCTTCAGACTCGTCCTTCTTGAACTTCTGTTTGTCTTCCTGCTCGTCAGGAAACTCAAACTCTTCATACTTCTTGGTTGCCATTTACTGCTCCTTACGATGCACGCGAAATGCCTCGCGGGTCTTCCACAACGGCTTCGACCGATTCATCATTGATGATCCGGAACTCTCGGCCATGAATCTTCAAGCGGGTGCCTGAATTGGGTCGGACGATGACAAAGTCACCTTCCTTGCACGACGGTCCACTGGGGAACCGGGTTTTGTCCTTGTAGCAATCAGGACCAAGCTTGATCACAAACAGCACGGGGGTCAGTACTTCTTCATAGTGCATGGTCTTGGCATCTTTAATCAGCCCAACCTCACTATCGGCGTACTCCTCCATTGCCTCGGGCACAACGCAAAGCATGCGGTACGCCTTTGGGTCAGGAAGCTGCTTAGCCTTCTCCTCTGCACTTTTATTCAAAATGCCGGATAGGTCTACTGCGGCTATGTCGTAATCAATCATCCTCATTTACCTTTCGCACGAGGTCGTTAATGATGGAATCTGCGAGGTTAAGACCTCGGATCACCCCACAGATTCGGTTGTACTCTTCAAATGCTGTCGCACGGCCATCAGCAATATATTCAATTTGCTCGTGCCGGAGTTTCTCTATTTCTCTCTGCACATGCGCTAGCGCACGGATGGATTCACTCACGCTTTCTCCTTCTTAGGCGGCTGTGATTGCCGCTGTTGCATCTGCTGCATATGCTGCCGCTGCGCTTGCGCCTGCGACTGAGCCATCTGGGCTTTGGACTTGGCCACATCTACCCCAAGTTTGGCCCCATCACTTTCTTGCTTGGCAGCAATCTGCATAGCAGCGATCTCCTTCTGCGCATCAATGCGAGCCATCTCAATCTCAAGCTGGTCGGCTTTAGCTGCTGCGTCAGCGGCTTGCTTCTGCGCTTTGAGTTCAAGGTCTTTCATCTTGATCTGAAGCTCTTGCATCTGCATCTGGATCACAGGGTCTTTCATCTGCTGCTCGGCTTGCTTCTGCGCGGCTTCTTGCTGGTCACGCTGGAGCAACTGCTGCGATGCCTGAGCCGCTTTGATGGCAATCTGATCGGCCATCTCCGGCGGAATCTCTTTGTTGGCATCTTCTCCGGGTAGCACCATACCCATAGCTTCTTCGATCTGACGACGGTACTCCATCGCAATGTGCTCGTTAATGTGCGCCATAGCAGCCGCAAAAATCTGCTGCGCTTGCGGGTTGCCCTGCATCGCTTGCTGAATCTTCGGGTTCTGAATGGCGCTCGTATGCACTTGTATGTGCGCCTGATGGTTCTGCTCAATGAACGCCCTGACCGGCTTTTGAGTCAGCAGGTTCTGGTTCTCCGTGATCGGGTCAGTAGGCAGCATGTCATCTTCAATCGGCACAAGCTTGGCCGCATTCTTGATGCCTAGCACCTCGATCATCTGCCTGTGCAGCAGAGGCATGTCATACAAATCGGGCGCACCTTGCGCGAGCTGGAAGATCGCCTGATACTGAACGATCTTCTGCGCCATCGTGGCAGCGTTTGGATCACTCACCGGGATCACATCAACTGCGTCGTAGTCAGACTTCTTGGCCTTACGCGAGCCATCCACAGGCTCGTAGTCGTACTCATCGGGGGTGTAGTCTGCGATGATGGCTTTGAGGAGTTTGAACTCCTGCTTCATCGAGAAGTGCATACGCGCTTGGACAGCGCCCATCACTTTCAACTGCCGCTCAAGCAACGCCAAGGTAGTGCCTACTGGAGCTTGAGAACTCATATCGCTGACGCTCATGTCGCCAGCAGAAGCAAACTGCCTGCCCTCAGTCACGATCTGGTTGAACAGTGTGTAGAGAACTTGGCTCGGCTCTTTGTACGGCAGCGGCAAGATGTTGTCGCGGATCGACCCAGATGGTACGTCCACATCTCGGAACTCACCCGGAGCAATCGGGGTGTCGTCACCTTTGACTCGCAGGCCGCGAGACTTCAGACCACCGGGCAGGTTTGACAGCGTGCCAGCGTCCACCAACTGACGAATCAGCATCGTTGCGCTCTTGGCGTACCCACCAATCAGGTGGATCAAACCGTAGCCGTAGAAGCCAAAGCCCGGGATGTACTGGTAATGCACGAAGTGGTTGCGCTTCATATGCAACTTGTCACCCTCGTACCAATTGCGCCGGATGGCCAGCACCTTGCGTGTGCCCTTCTCAATGGTCACCACGTACGGCAGGGCAATACCTGTCTCACGCTTCTTCTTGTCCTTATGCTCGTACCCTTTGAGGTTTAGGTTGACGTGCATCTCCAGCATGCGGTACCTGTCGTCCTGAATGGCCGACATACCCGTCTCTTCTGCCTTCTGTTTCTCAATGTCGTCGAGCTGATGCGTGGGCTCCCCAAGCTCAACATCACGGTAGAACCCAGCCTCCATCAGCTTGGCGATGTCGTTCTCAGTCTTGCGCATCACATGCGTGACCCGCTCGGCTTTCTCAATGCTTGAGGCACCGTAGGGCACAACGATGTCCTCGGCGGGGATGAACACTGCTGCCTGACGCCCGATGCTCGGATCGTAGTAGACCTTCTTGAACGCAGAGCCAGCAATCGGCAGGTTCCACAGCAGTTTCTCATGCTCTGGGCGGTACTCGACCATCACCTCAGTGAGCTGGTAGTTCATGTCCTCGCGCACGCGAGCAGCAGCTTCTTCTTTCTCCGGAGTGTCCTTGCCAATGATGGTCGTCTTCACCGGCCCCATAGCGGGGAACGTCTCGGTGATGCCCTCACTTTGGAACCGCACGACAGACTCGGTGAGCATGGGGTGGAAGACGCCACACGCTCCGCTCCACGGCTCTGTACGATCCTCATACTTGAGCCCAAGCAACTTCAGACCTTCTACGTAGGTCTGCATCCAGTCTTTGCGGTCCTGAATGTCCTTGTCAAACTCCTCGACAAGATCGCCACCAAGCGAGTCAAGGTCACTGTCGTCCATGTACTCGGCCAGATTGGCGTCAAAGTCCTCGTCAGTTTCCTTCTTGGGCGAAAGATCAATCTCCAACCCGTCGATGCCAATGCTCATCTCCTCTGGGTCTTCGACTTCAATCTCAATCATCGGCCCGTCCATAGGGATATCCATCAGCCCTTCAGGCGCTGCATACAAACCTTTTTCCATTGCCATGATGTGTCCTTACACTGTGTAGAACCGCTCTCGGCGGTGACTTTTGAAATAGACAATATCGTCGGGCTCGTCAGATGGGAGCCTAATAAACCCACCCTGCCTAAACCTCAGCAGTGCCTGCGTGGTGGAGTCCAACAAATCGTCATGTTCTCCTGCGGGAAACGCCGCCACCTCGTCCACAAGCTCGTCGGCCCAGCGTTTCTGCGGTGCCCACACTATGCCTGAACTAAATAAATCCGCAACTGCGTTGGCCCGACTGATCTTATCGTTGCCTTTACTGGGAGTGAACTCCGAGACCGGCACACCCATGCGCCTAAGCTCTTGGTACAGCGCCGCACCGTTTGATTTCTTCTCCACGATGAACGCATCGGGCTCCCACTCCCGATACTCCTCAAGCACCATCTGTTTTAGCTCAGGAAACTCCATCCGCTTCTTGATCGCGTTGAGCAATATGATGTTGTAGTTGCGTGTCTCTTCATTAAAGAACACACCCCAAGTCGTCAGCGCGTTGTAGTCGGCTCTGTTGTTGGCCTCCTGCGCAGCGTCCAGTGACATGATGAGAAACTCACACTTAGGCGGATTGTCTTGCTCCCACCATTTCCACCATTCCCTCTTTATGATGGCACCGCTGTCTGATGTAGGCTGCTGCTGATACTGCGCTTGCCATTTAGAGTTAGGCAGCTCCTCGCGCAGTGCAAGCAACTCTTTGAGACTCCAAAACTCAGGCCATAGTGGGTTACCAGAGGGCATGATCGCCGGAAACTCGATAACTTTCCACTCTTCTGCGCCCCTTTGAGCGGAGGCTTTGAGCACTTGCCCCGTCAAATCCCTAAGCGACCAACGAGTCATCACGATCACAATAGCCCCACCGGGCTGCAAACGCTGACGTGGCCCCGATGTGTACCACTCGTACGTCTTGTCGTAGATTTCTGGGTTCGTAGCTGCCAGCGCAGCCTCTTGTTCGGAGTGCGGATCGTCAATTATGAGCAAGTCGGCACCCTTGCCGGTCACTGCACCGCCCACACCGATAGCAAAGTAGTCGCCGCCCTTGGATGTGTTCCACCTACCGGCTGCTTTTGAGTCTGCTTGCAGCGAAAGGTGCGGAAAAATCTCCGAAAACACCTCTGAATCGACCAGATTTCGCACTTTCCGCCCGAAACCAACCGCCAACTCAGCTGTGTGAGAGGTCTG